GAGTAAAATGGTCTGATGCTGACGAATATAGGCAAAGGCATTTAATTCGGGCAATTAACAACAAATCGCTGTTTTAAGGATATTCCATGAGCGTTAAGTCAGTAATAGAAATTGACGTAAATGACGACAAATTCAAAGCGTTTCAAGCGGCATTTGACCGCTATCAAAAAATACTAAATCAACAGTCTAAGAAGTGGGAAGAAGTCAATAAAGTATTTGACGATATTACTAAAAAACAAAAAAACTTTAGTAAAGCCGTTAGGGATAGCGAAAAAGGTTTAAAAGATGCCGTTATTAGTACAGGCAATATCGCGCGTAATATGGCTTCTGCCGCGCTATCAGCGGCTAAATGGGTAGCTTTTGGTGCTATTGGTAGTGGTTTTGGACTTGGGGGTATAGCTTCCTCGGCTTCCGATTATCGCCGACAAGCACTAGGGTTAGGTATATCCACAGGACAGCTAAGAAGCGCAAATTTAGCTTATGGCAGGGTTTTTAACCCTGAATCAGCTTTATCTAATATCGCTAATATTCAAAATGACCCTGCAAGCAAACAAATATTAGCTCGTCTTGGAGGGCAAACAGGTCAAAATCCTGCGGATCAACTAGGTACAGTTTATAGAAGCGCAATTCAGCAATTTAAACAGTTTGGTCAAAACCCTCAATTTGCAGAAGCTTTAGGGCTTACTAAAATATTTAGTTTAGAAGATTTAAGACGAGGCGCGAATATGACCGCCAAAGAGCTAAATGAATTAGATGCCCAATTTAAAAAATATAGTGACGATCTAAAAGTATCTGATTCAAACAGTAAAGCATGGCAAGATTTTTGGTATGAATTAAAAAAAGCAGGTAATACGATTGAAACTTCTATTATTAAAAATTTAGCAGATTTAACGCCCGAACTACAAAAATTAACTAAAGCCGTTGCAGGAGCAATTGACGACTTTTTAAGTAGCAAGCAATTTAAAGAAGCTATTACCGATTTTACCGCCTACCTTAGTAGCCCTGAAGGTAAGCAAGCTATAGCCGATTTCTTTGAAGGTTTAAAAGACATAGCCGCATTTATAGGGACTATTGTTGGCAAAGTGCCTGATGTTAAACGAGGACTTACTATAGCTGGCGAAAATCTTTTTAGAGGCGGGCATCAAACAAATGAAGCTTTGCGATATTTTATGTCGCAAGGATTTAACCAAGTACAAGCAACAGGCATGGTAGCCAATTTGCAAGCCGAAAGCGGGCTAAACCCTAACGCAATAGGCGATAGCGGAAAAGCTTATGGAATCGGTCAATGGCATCCTGATCGTCAAGCAGATTTTGAAGCCAAATATGGTCATTCAATTAAAAATAGCACTTTGCAAGAGCAATTGGATTTTGTGGTTTATGAATTAACGCATAAAGAACAAAACGCATTAGCTCAATTCCAAAAAGCTAAAAGCATTGATGAAGCTGTAAGAGCAGGGCTATCGTATGAAAGACCAGCCGAAGCCAATAGAGATAAAGATTATAAAACTCGCATGGACATTGCCAATAGTATTAATGTTAAGGTATTTAATAGCACAGGCGGCAACGCCAATACTACTGTTCAAGCGTTACCGGGGGTAGCTCAATGAGTTCGATAGGAAAAACAGTTTTTGAAGCGGCGTATCAGGTTTCACCTATTATTCTGCAAAACGGAATTGCACAAGGTATTGGCGGGTATCTTCCTATTACCGCGGTAACTGAAATTTTAGATTTACCCGGTTGGACAGGTGGGCAGTTCTTTGCCCAATATAGACCATTACCCGGCGGTACTTTAGAAGAATGGCAAATAGCGGAATACCCTTTTGCCAGTTTTCAAACGGCGGCTAATGCGGTTGTTCAACAACCATTAAAGATTAGCTTACAAATGATTTGCCCTGCACAAAATGGTGGCGGGTATGTATTAAAACAAGCTATTCTAAGCGCGCTTAAATATACTTTAGATCAGCACATATTGAGTGGCGGTAGTTTTACTGTTATTACCCCAGCATTTACTTATACAAACTGCCTATTAACGTCTTTAAGGGATATTTCAAGCCCTTCAGAAAAGCAAGTTCAATTTATATTTCAATGGGACTTTACCCAACCTTTAATTACCGCCAGCGCCGCGCAATCGGTTTTAGGAACTTTACTTGAAAATTCAACCCAGCAATTAGCTTCATCTACTAGCTGGACAAATTCTTCTTTAATTTCCCCTACTTATGATCCAGCATTAGGATGGTCAACATAATGCCAACCTCAATACAATTTAGTCCTGCTATTAATGCTAATTTTCAATTTAATTGCACTTTAGATACACAACCACACACCGCGATAATTACTTGGAATAGGTACTCCCCAAGGTATTACATTAATATATATAACACCGCAGGGACTTTGGTTGTTACCAACCCCTTGATAGGCTCACCCGATGATTTTGATATTGATTTGATATATGGCTATTTCATAACCTCTAAATTAGTCTATAGAGCCAGTAGTAACTCTTTTGTGATAACTCCTTAAATGCGCTATTACACAATTGTTATTACGCCGCCTGTGCCTTTACCCGGTAAAAACGCGGCAAATTTTAAGCCAATTACCTTTACTAGCTTAACTTCGGCTGGTTTTGCTAATGGCTCGGCATTACAGGTAGATTTAGACTTATTTCAAGGTTGGTATCATCAACCAACTCAAAATGGGTACATAAAAATTAGTGGGGTTAATTTTGCTGATTTACAACAAGCATTTAATTTAAACCCTTTTGGCACAAATTATTGCGGTATTAAAGTTTATGTTGGTATGTCTAAAGGACTTCCATACGCTAAACCTAAACAAGCGGGGTTAGTTATTGATGGGTCTATTTTTCAAGCCTTTGGAAATTGGCAAGGAAATCAAACTAGCTTAGATTTAATCGTTTCCGCCGCTAACTATATCCCAAATGAAGATATTAATTTAACTTGTAACTGGCTTAAAGTTCAAAATTTACAAGACGCTATTACCTTAACATTAAATACCGCGTATAAAGGTGTACCCGTTCTTGGCACTATTAGCCCTGAATTAAGGTATACCGAAGATCAAGTAGGACAATATGATAATTTATACGCTTTTTCGCAATATATTAACGAAGTAAGTAAGCAAATTAACCCCGCCAAAGACTATCAAGGTGTCGGTATTGCTTCAACTTCATCGGGCTTTTTACTTTATGACGGAACTACGCCACCAGCAGAAATAGTAAAAATAGACTTTACCGATATTATTGGCAACCTTACTTGGATCAATACTTATACAGTCCAAGCAAAATTGGTGATGAGAGCCGATTTAGATGTAGGAACTCTAGTGTCTTTTCCTAGAGGATTACCTGTTATAAATACTGCTGGAAGTTATGCTCAAGTTAGGTATGATATTAGCTTTAACGGACAGTTTTCGGTTAATTCAGTTCGCCATGTAGGTTCAAGTCGTCAACCTGACGGCAACTCTTGGTGTACGATTATTGAATGTGTCATACCGGGTAGAGCATCGTGAGCTACGGACAAAAAAGACCTTTTGCCAGAACGATTAATGAGTTTGTTAATTCAAACATTAAAACGGCTAATAATGGGCTAGGTCAGATTTTGCCTTGCCGCGTAACTGAAGTAAACGGCGCAATCGTAACTGTAAACTTTGAAATTAAAGCTGGGAATCAAACTTTTGCGCCAGTTACTTGTCCAATTGCCGAATCGACTTATGTACGGATACCTGTACAAGTTGGCGATTTTGGGATTTGTATCTCCGCTGATGTTCGATTAGGGGGGATTTCAGGGCTTGGGCAAGGAAAAGCACCACTAGGAAAACCCTCTAATTTAGGCGGGTTGGTGTTTGTTCCTATTGGCAATAAAAATTGGGAGTCTGTAGACCCTAATGCGGTCAATATTAATGCCCCAAATGGCGCAGTAATCAGAGATACAGGAAATAATTGCGTTATTACTTTAACTCCTACTGGAGTAACAGTTGTTAGAGGAAGTACACAGGTAATTATTAATGATACTGGAATCACAATGTATGGAAACTTACTTGTTCATGGGTCAATTACTGGCGATAATGGATTCCGTATAACAGGCGGAACTGGCGCTACTATGCAAATTACTGGCGATATTCAACAAACTGGTAATTACGACAGTACAGGTACGCTTACCAACAATGGAAAAGCTGTCGGAAGTACGCATACTCATGGTGGCGTACAAACTGGTGGTGGAACTACAGGAACACCAACATGAGAACTTATGGCGTAGATCCAAATACCCAACAATGGGTAGAAGTTACCGAAACAGGGTATATTTGGCTTGCAACTTTAGCTCAAACTTTACGCTTAAATCAGGGCGAAAGCCCTATTTACGGGAACTATGGCATCCCCGCGCAACAATCAGTTATGAGCCAAATTGCTCCTGATATTGCGGTTAATCGTACTCAATCTCAATATGCGTCTTATTTTTCGCAATTAACTGTAATTAAAGACCAAATTTCTATTGATCCTACATATTATATAAAAGCAATTTTTATTAATGGCACTACAATTAGCACAACAGTTGCTACTTAGGATACTACATGGCTCAAATAACTACTGCTGGGGCAATACCAGCTTCGCCAACAGATTTGTTAAATGCTGAGATTGCGGCGGCAACTGTATTAGCACCGGGCTTAACAGCTAATTTACCCGGTTCTTTAGTAGAAGATATGGCTTCAACTGCGGCTGGCGCGGTGTATATACAAGACCAAGCTTTTGTAGATTTGGTTAACTCTATTAGCCCTGCAACTGCCAACCCTTCAATTCTTTATCAATTGGGGCAAGTCTATGGTGTCGAACAAGGTCAAGGTTCTAATACTTCCGTTTATGTTGTTTTTACAGGTCTTGCTGGTTTTGTTATTCCTGTTGGATTTACTGTATCTGATGGTAC